CTACACGGAGATTGGCCTTGGCTGGCACACGTCGACCCCTACTGCCATTTTCAGCCGGATACTTCTGGCGGTGCCCGTCCCGGTGACTTCCGGGCAACAGTTGCGGGTGACTTACGAGCTTCAACTGACGCTCACTCCCAACGCTCCAGTTTCCAAGACGGCGGTGATCGGCGGCTGGCCGGTTGCGCCTGCCTTGACGACAGACGGTGTGGAATGCGTTCAATACGTTGGCATGGCTTCGGTTCAAACCAACGGCCTCACGTCGGGCGGGTACGATAACGGGCTTACCGCTAATGAGCCGTCCGGCAGTGGTTCGGTCTTTGTTTCTGATACCGCGACCGCGCCCACCAGCTTCGGCTCCAGCGTCAGCCGGGCGGGCACAGGCGAAGCGGTAACCACCACGGCGGCATACGTGGCTGGGAATTGGTACGTGGACAAGACGGGGACGCTGGTGGTGGGCAGCGGCAACAGCACATCATTGCGCTCGATGGGGTACGGCCCGTACACCCTGCCCAGCTATCACTCCTACACCCAGAACACGATGGTCTTCGTGTTCAACGAAGCCCAAACGAAACTCAACACGCATACGCTGACCCTGACGTGGCGCTTCTCGTGGAGCCGAGTGCTTTCGTGAGGTCACATGCGTAGTTAAAGCAGCGAAACGATTATGGCAACGATCACACCAAAAACCTTTCCGGGGGTTTACACGACGATTGTCGACAAATCCTTTTTCACGCCGTCGACCAGCCGATTCAAGCCCGGACTGATCGGGGTCGCGTCCAAGGGGCCGTTTGACACGCCGACACCCGTTCAGTCGTTGAAGGATTTCGTCAACCTGTTCGGCAGACCGATCACGACGACCTACACGACGAACACGACCACCGACATCAGCACCCCGGACGGCAGCGGCTACTTTTTGGCCGACGCCGTGGACATCATCGCTGATTTCACGGATGCCATCACCATCGTCCGCATCGGCAATCGGTACACCGATCTTGCTCCGGCAGACGGCACCAATTCCGGCGCTCCGAACTCCTACACCATTTTCAGCGCGTACAACGCACCCCGGATCGAGGCGCTGAAGGCGGCGGGCAACGACGTTTACCTGCGCGTTCAGGAAATCGGCCAGCCCTCGACGGTCAACGTTTCCGTCACTTCGGCGGGCGGCGGCACCATCGTCGTTGACACGGCGGGCGACCCGTTTGCGGGAGCCTATACGGCGGCGACCATCGGCTACAGCCTGTACGACAAGGCGGCCAATTCGGCGGAAGGCGTCCTGTACGCCTACACCTACGGCAGCAACTCGTCGCAGTACAGTGATTCGGTGTATACATCCGTTGGTTCCATCAGCGGGTACAAGAATCAGTTCCAGTTCTACTGCTCTGCGAACGCCACGGCCATTCAGGTCGGCGACGTGTTCAAGATCAAGGAGACGAACAAGGATTCGACGCACGAGGTTCGCGTCAAGAGCAGCCTCATCAATTACACCGACACCAGCGGCACGATTTACTTGGAAAAGACCGACATGCCGCAGATCGGTTATCAGGCGCTCCCGTTGCAGGACAACTACACGGCAGCTTCGCTCTACAAGCCGACGGGCAAGCTCGTCTGCCTGTATCTGAAGGCGGCCACCGAAGGCACATGGGCCAACGGCGCGAGCAGCGCTGAAGGGCTGTACCTCAAGGTTCGCCCCGGCTCCGACGGTGGTACCAAGAAGCTCGAAGTTTACTGGGATTCGGCTCTGGTCGAAACCCACGACAACATCACCGATGACCCGGCGGACACGACCAACTTCTGGTCGGTGCGCTTGGCTCGCGGCCAAAGCTCGTACGTTTACATGGAGCAGGAAAGCAGCCTGCTTTCGGACAACTGGTGCGCGGCCAACACCGTGGCTCCGTGGGACAGCCGGTTCTTCGGCAGCACGGCGACCGTGGGATTGCCGTTGCCGATGCCGCTGGGCGCAACCAACGCGGGCTGGCTGGCAGTCACGATTGGCAACGTTCAGGATACCGGTGGCCAGTTCATCAAGGGCTACAACGGCGAGAACCCGCAGGATACCGACTGGATCGGCGACCTCGACCCGGCAACCGACACCATGAGCGGTGTCCGCGCCTTCGAGGATACGGATACGGTCGAAATCAACGTGCTCGCGGCCCCGATGGACAACATCAGCATCGCGGTCATGGAGCAGATGGGCCGCACGTGCGCCAAGATCAACGCCCTCGCACTTTGTGACGTTCCGGCGGGTCTGAACGCCCGCGAAGCCATCGACTGGCACAACGGCAAGCTGCCGACGCAGGATGGCACTCGTCTCGACAACCGCAACGTGGCGGTCTACTGGAACTGGTTCGTGATGACCAACCGCTGGGCCGAAACCAAGTTCGTGCCGCCTACTCTTGGCGTGCTCCGGGCGATGGCCTACACGTTCAACGTCGACAAGCCGTGGTATGCCGCAGCCGGTGAGAACCGGGGCTACTTGCAGATGGCGACGCGTGTTCAGTTCGACCGCGTGTCCGAGGACACCAAGCAGGCGATGTACGGCAACGGGAACAGCGTCAACCCGATCCTCAAGATCAAGGGACGCCACTACCTGTACGGCGAACGCACCATGCAGCGTGCCGAAAGCAAGCTCACGGCGGTTCACAACGTCATCCTCGTCAACTGGGTCGTCAACGGCATGGCCACCGTGGCTCGCCGCTACGTCTTCGACCCGAACGACGCAGAACTGCTCATCCAGTTGAAGCTCGCCTTCACGGAGTTCCTTGACCGCATCGTCAACGAGCGCGGCATCGAATTGTACAATCTGGTCATGGACGACCGGAACAACACGGCTGAAACGCGGAACAACCGCGAGGTCATCGTTGACCTTGAGTTGATCCCGACGGATGTGGCAGAGCGCATCTACATCAACGCGATTGTCCGCGAGAGCGGGGCAGTCCTTAACACTGTAGGCTAAGACTTATGTCAAAGATGAACTTCAACAACACGTTTGGCGCTGTTGCGTCCGCCAACGGTTTTGACCTTCAGCGCAGCGATCTGTGGAAGGTGTCCATCATCCTTCCGCAAGTGCTGGGCGTTGATTGGCGCAACAACGTCGAATTTCTCTTGGAGAAGTTCCCGTTCCCGACGCGTGAGCGCGACATGATCGAAGTGAAGTACATGCAGCAAACGAACTTCCTCATCGGTCGCGATGCGCCCACGCCTGCCATCGAAATCCCGGTGCGCTATGCGTTCACCGTTCAGGTGGCCGAGGCGCTGGAGAAGTGGTACTGGCTGGTGTCGAATCCCAAGACCGGCGGTGTCGGCCTGACGACCCAGTGCAAAGCCAAGGGCAACATGCGCTGGATCGTCCCGAACATGCAGCGTCAGGTTCAGGACATCCGTGGCAACGTTCAGCCCGGCGAGAACACGATGGATGAAGGTCTGACCTACGTGCTCGAAGGCTGCATCATCAAAGGCTTGCGGTTTTCGGACGCGGACATGACCCAGAGCGGGTACGTCAACCTTTTGTTCTCACTCCAGATTGACCGGTACTACCCGGTGGATGTGAACGATATGGTGATTAACCCGGTTCTGGCTTCGTGAGCTACGACGTTTACAAAGCTGCGGTCATGCGGGTGCTTCCGGCTGCGCCGGAGATACCCTTGGAGGCTCCCCCGGCGGAGTCTTTTGACCTTCAGGATGTGATCGTCTGTCCTGCCTGTGGCGGGGCCGATGCGGCAGTTCAAGAGGTCGAGGACGCGGAGATCGCCAAGTGCCCGCAGTGCCAGTGTGAGTTTGCGCCGCACATGGAGTCCGTGTCGCGGAAGGTCATTCGCCGCATCAGCGAGCACCGGCAACGCCGGATGCAGCGGTTTATGGAACGGTTGCCGCGTTCGGTGCCGGGGATTGACCGAACGGACTACGACCTGTTCCGCAAGATTGTAGACAAAGGCGAAGCGACGGTCGCTGAGCCAGAACAAGAGATACCTGTCGAGGCATGAACAGACCGAAAGGCATCCTGACGATCTCAGGGATCAAGCTGGCCGACGGCAAGAGCCTGTCGACCCAGCAGGCCGTGGACTACGGCTGGATCGCCCCGGTGAGCGGCCAGTTCACGGGCTGGGGATTGGAGCGCCATGAAGTGCCTCTGGGCGAGAACCTGTTCGTCGACCAAGGCCGCCAGATCGTGGCCTACGCTTTCGGCTTCCGCAGCCCCATCTCCAATTACACCGTCCAGCGCTTCGGCGTCGGTACCGGGCTGACACCGGCCAAGGTGACCGATGTTGCGCTCCAGACGCCCGTGGTGCTCAACAACGGCAGCACGACGAAGGAGATCGACGCCGTGGACTTCCTTTCGCCGTTTGTGGTGCGGGTGGCCTTCACGCTGGCGAACGACGACGCCAACGGCTACATCCTCAGTGAAATGGGGCTGTTCAGCGGCGGCGAAGCGTTGATTGCCCGGAAAGTGCGGGCGGTCAGCATCAACAAAACGTCGGATTTTTCACCCACGCTTACTTGGCGTATACGATTTTGAGCTATGGTCATCCACGTAACTGATTCCCAAATCGTCGGCGAGACGCAGAGCACCCTCTGGAGCACGATGCAGCAGGGGCCGATCAACATGCTGGTCATCATCAAGAACTCCGGCGTCAACACGATGAACTACCGGTTTCAGGAGTTCAACGGGTCGGCGTGGGTTGATCTGGGCACCAGCGGCAGTGACTTCTACAACACCCTTTCGGTGAATGAGGTCAAAGCCTTCGAGGTCGTGTCGAGCTATCCGCAGGTGCAGATGGTGGGCAACGCCTCTGGTGGTGCGTTTCTTGAGTTCTCTGTGACGCGCTACACGAACCGTGCGTCGGGCGGCATGATCCCGATTCTGAACCTCTAGTAAGGCTCGACCGTGTAGGTCTGGTAGACCTGCCGGTAGTAGTAGCCGATCTGGGGGATTCCCAAATCTTCGATCTCCGCTGGAGGTCGCATTTCAATCGGTGCCGGGCTGGGTATGCCCGGCACATCGCTTTTCAGGAGGGTGCGGTTCAGCGCTTCGTAAAATTCTTCGGCTTTGGGTTCGGGCAGTTGGGCCACGATGGCGTTCAGAGCCGTCTCAAAGTTCATGTCCGGGGTCACCGCCTCGAACAGCTTCTTGCAGCGCACTTCCCCGTAGCCGTTGATTCCTGCGATGTTGTCCACCGGGTCGCCGACAATGGCCAGTTCCAGCGCGATGTGGCTGGGGCGTTTGATCCCGTGAAACTTGTGGATGATGAAGGGCGTGGAGAGCACCGCCTTGTCGTTCAGGGAGTAGTACTGGCAGTTGCCGCCCTGCAACTGCATCAGGTCTTTGTCGCCGGACACGATGTAGATGAGGTCGCCGGGCTTGGTGTTGTAAACAACCGTGGCCACGATGTCGTCACCTTCCGCGTCCGGGCTGTCGACGTTGACCGTGCCCAGCATGAACTCCAGCACTTCCTTGAGCACTTCCTTTGTCTCGTGGTACTCCGGGGGCTTCTGGTCGCGGTTCTTGGCCTTGTTCTGGTTGTTGTCCCAAGCGAACAGCGTCCGGTCGAAGATGCTGCCGATCTTGTTCGTGTCCGGGTTGAGCAGGAGCAGGATGGTGTTGATGGCCAGTCGCAGCGCCTCTCTGGGATCAGGGCTGATGCGCTGGGCGGCGAACCACGACCGGGCGTACAGGCTGTTGGCGTCGAAAACGAGGTCAGTCATCTTACTTTGGACGCCTGAGCGTTTTCCATTTCCACTTTCTCGTTCCGCCAGCCGGAAATCTGTTGGAGCATGTCATCTGGAATATCGTTGAGCACCAAGGTTAATCCGTGGTCGTCCCAAGCCAGTTCAAAAAGGAGGCGGTATCGCGCCTCGCGGCTCATTCTTGCCGCGTCAACGAAAAAACTCCTGATCGAAAGTCAGAGGGTGCGTAAATTTGCGCCCGCAGTCTGGCTCGTCGCAGACGTGCGGGACATTGGTGTTCAAGTGCGGCGTGATCTCGCGGCCCTTGTCGTCCAAAAATTTCGCGTCCTTGGCGTGGAGGGCGCGGTACCACGTGATTAGTTCGTCGAGTGTGTCGGGCTTGCTGTCGTTGATGGCCACGACGCGCATCACCGTGCGCAGTTCGGAGTCGGGGATGACTTTCTTCTTTTCGTCCTCGCGGTTGAGGACGAGCTTTTCGTCCTTCACCAGAAGCGGGCGCAGTTTCACCACGTCCTGAACGACCGGCAGGGTGACCGTATCGAAGCCGCAGTAGTCGGCGGTCTTTTCGCCCACCTTCTCCAGTTCGTCCGGCACCTTGATCTGTTCGTTCTTTTTGGCTCCGCAGAAAGGGCACAAGGAAGTGTATACAACCACCCCGTCCGTAGTCAAAGCCCGGCTGACCAGAAGCACCACGTTGATTTCGTCGGCTACGAAGTCGTCCACGGCCCCGCTATTGAGGTCGCAGCAGTGTTTGAGCAGGCCGTAAACAAGTTCCTGCTTGTTGAGCTTGCGCACATTCTCGATGAGCCACTGGTCGATGGCGTTATCCCACGGAAAGACCGTGATTTTGCCGTCCGGCCATGCCGTCGGGTTGTTGTACCCGTGCGAGAGCAGCGTGATTTCCCGCTTGTACTGCTGTCGCCGGGGAGTCAGCGACTTGAGATTAGTCTTAATCGGCATACCAAGAAGAACGGCAAAATCAGTTCTGCACCGTCACCGTTGTTGACAAACACTGAGTTGGGGTGGGAATGGCTATCGGGGTGGCCGGGACGTTGGGAGGCGACGTGGGAGAGCCGGGCGACGCGCTGGTGTGCGTGTGCGTGTCCAGCCAGAGCAAGAGCGCTTGAAGCAGGGTGGCTAACTGCGTGCCCAGTACGACTGGTTCGATGGCCGCTAGGCCCAGCTTGAGCGTGGCAAAGCCCATCGTGAAGTCCCCGGTCGTGGTGAAGGTCGTGTTGCCCAAGGCGTCGATCAGGATGTCCGTGGCGGTGGTCATCTCGATGCCGTCCACGCTGGTTACGGTGAACTTTCGCCCGGCATTGACGGCAAAATCGTTGGTCATGGTCAGCCACGAGAAGCTGTCGGAAAAGCCAATCAGCCCGCTGGTGGCGTTCATGTAGATGTCCTCCAAAGCGAACATCTTGATGGTGTCATCAAGATCGTTCAGCCAGACCATGTTGCCCTTCTGGGTGGTCAGCATGATGTCACCGTCCTGTGAGGCGCTGGTGGAGGCGTCGGTGAGCACGAGGCGGTAGCCTTGGCTGGTCGTGATGATGATGGAACCAGCGTTGATCTCGATGGCGTGGGCGTAGCGCGTCCAGATGGTGCGGTCAGGAGCGCCCACCGGCACCCCGATGCCGTAGCGGTGGAGCTTCAGCACGTCGGCGTCGTCGATGGACTGCATTCCCCACTCCCAGATGGGCTTCTCCGGCTCGCCGTCAAGAAAGCGCACCCAGACTTTATCCCCCGGCTCAGGAAGCTGGCTGAAGCCGCCAGAGGCCGCCGAACCGCCCGCAGGCATCCCGGCGGGCAACGCCCACGGCAAATCGTTTACGCCGATGTAGCCGCTGCCGGTTGACTCCGATCCGAACACGTGAGGCACGCGAACCTTGAGCCGCCCCAGCTTGAGCGGGTCTTTGTTCGCTTCGACGATTCCTGCGTAGGTGAAGCCGAAATTCATCTCTAAAGGTAGTTACAGCGTATGGCGCGTGACATCAGCACGATCAATCAGACCAACCTGTGGGGCAAACAGGCGGACGAAGGTCTTGGCCTTGAGCCTCAAAGGAATGACCTGTACTTCGTCGATTTCACTTCCGCGCTGAAAAGTGTGGCGGTCGCGGCCAACGTTCAGCTTGCTCCGATCATCCCGCAATACGTGCGATCCATCACGCTGCCAGAGCTAAGAACCAAAGCGGAGCCGGTTCGCCGGGACAGCAACTCGTACAACATGCCGTCGTGGGACGACCCCCTCGACGCGATCAAGTTGACGATGGTTTTGGACACCAAGGACGCCAACGACAAGAGCGACGTGATTCAGTTCCTCGATGCGTGGCTGGCGCTGACCCGCGCTGGCCGGGGCAGTCGCAATCAGGGCTATTCGGCGCTGGGAAACTGGCTGAAGCTGAACAGCGATTTCCGCGTGGACTTCCAGTTCAATGTAAACGTCTTCCTGCTGCGCGGGGCCAACATGACCGTCGGAGGTTTCTTCAACAACAACGCGGACGATGATGCTTTTCGCCGGGCCGCCGTGATCGCCAATGCGGCGTACCGCAACAGCAA